AATTTGACCGGGGCGAAACGGCTCTTTGTTGACCTTTGCGGTCATCGACTGACAGGAAAACCCGTCATCATTAAAAATATCCATTGCAGGCATATCCGTTGCTCCTTATCGCACAATGATGCCAACAGCTTCAAGCTGGGCATGTTTGGTTGCTTCTTTGGTTGTATCGTTAACCGTTGCCTCATAGGCCAGGGCCGCAGTCTTGACTTCACAGTCGCGGACATAGGCCACAGCATCGGCATCAGCTGCTGTTGCATCTGTGCGATAGGCAAGAACAGCAATACCGGTCTGCGACCCGTCAGCACCCGCATCCGGGGATGCAACGTATTTGCCGGTAGCTGTTACCTTACCAAGCACGGTTCCAGGTTGAAGCACACCGGCGCCACTTGCGATGATAATCTGTTCGCGAGAACGGCTGCCCTGAGCTTCGCTCAAAACAAAGCCCATATTACGTGGGCCCATTTGTTTGTTATCCATTTGTTTATTCTCCTTTTAGAGCCCGTTATGAAGCTTTGCGACGGTCACCATAGATGTCCGTCGGGTTTAAACTTGCTTGAGGTTTGCCTTGTGGCCGTGGCTGGGCTTGCCCCGACGCAGATGACCTGCCATCGACATAATCATTGGCGTTGGTTTCTTCTGTCTGCCCTGCAGCAGGAGCCTTTTCCAACGCTGCAATGGCAGCTTCTGCCGTCATTTCGGTTTCAAATGCGAAATGCTCGGCAAGATCTGCCCGACCCTTTGCAGCATCACTACCCATAATTGCCTTGATACGCTGCTTTGTATCGGCACTGGCCGTTGAAACAGCTTTGTTTACTGCTTCATCGGTTTGAGTTTCTTCAGGTGCGGTTGCAGTGGTGGCCTCCGCAGTTGCTGGTTTCTTGGACATATCAGGTTTCTCCTTTTGCTGTCCGGTTGGCTGGGCAGAGGCTTCCGCCCGGGTTAAGGCCTCACAAAGAGACCAGTGTTTGCTGGATGCCAGAGCCGTCAAAGGTTCGGGCGCATGGGCATACATGCGGTAATCAAAAGCTGCGACCTCGGTCGAGTTTTCCTCAACGCTCTCGTCGGCAAACCCGTTCTCAATGGCTTTTTCCGCTGTGAACCAGGTTTCATCTTTCATAAGCGCACGGGCATCAGAGCGACTTTTGCCCGAGCGCTTGGCATAGACCGAGGCATAGGCATTGCTGAGTGTTTCCAGCGCCTCGATCGACTTTTGATGATCGGCAGAATTTCCAAAGGTAATGCCGGAAACGTCGTGGATCATCATCACCGCTCCATCGGCCATGGAGATTGTGTCACCAGCCATGGCAATCAGGGAAGCAGCTGATGCTGCAATCCCCTCAATGACAATGTTAACTTCGCCCTCAAAGCTGGATAACAGCGCATGGATCGCACTGCCCTCGGTCGCAATTCCCCCGCCAGAATTAAGTTTGACGGTAATGGGTTCATCCCCGTCAAATTTACTGAGCGCATAAACAACCTGTGAATGACTGAATGAATCTCCCCACCAGTCAGCACCGACTGTGCCAACAAGAGTTATCTCGCGGCCTTTTACGGACACTGCCATGTCAAATTCCTTTTGCTGTTAAAACCGCATACGCTTGGCAAATCGCCGGGCAGGTTTTTGTCCAAGCGTCTTGGCGCATTCGCCTTCGTGGTAAGAAATCAGCCGTTTCAGTTCGTCAATATTGGCGGCACTGAACCGGGTCATGTCTTCATCAAATCGGGCTTCGGTAACGTGCTCACCGCGGACAATCGTCTCTAATACTGCACGCAACTCAGTGGCTTTGGCACAATGATCAATTACCGGCATTGCTGTTTTCCTTGTTGTCTTTTACCGGTTTGTCATCTTCATCCTCGTCATCGTCACCCTTGCCGCCAGACATGCGTTTGAACGGATTGGGCAGACCGGCTTCAGCCAACGTCTGGCTTTCCTGTTTTCGGGTTTCAATCACATCATCAACATCAAGTCCCAGCGCCTGGCACTCATAGGCAAGCGTCGAGGTGCCGTTCTGCAATCGCTCGGATGCTGCCCGGGCGCTTTTATGGTCGTCAGCACTTGGCGGTGGCGGGCCCTGCCAGGTGGTCTTTAAAACCGTTGACTTGTTGGCCCGATACGCAGCATAACCGCCTTTAAGTGGAATACGGCCCTCGCCTATTTCCTCATCAAGCCAGATATTAAAAACCTGCCGCTTAACCGGTGAGGCAATCCTGTCGCGCCGGCGCCCGACAACTGGCCACAAGGTGGCATTGTCCATCCGCACCGATGAATAGGTCGCCTCGGACTGATCCATGGTAAAACTGCCATAGGTCACACCGATGCAGCGGGCCATCCCCCGTTTCAGGTCTTTCGAAAAAGGTAGATACTCAGATCCCGGTGTTGAGGCTGTTCTGAAACTAAGATCCTCACCAGGAGCCAAATGTGAAACTTGCGGTGAACCATCAATATGAAGTCCACCATCGCGCGCAGCATCCAGTCTCGAACTGAAATATTCGTAAAACTCTTCTCCGATTTCCGCATATTCTTCAGGCAATGCCTCAATCGCATTGAAAGCAGCTTCACTTGGTTCCTTACTGGTCAGCACCGCGGCAAAAACCGTCTGCAATATCGCCGTTGACAACGTTGCATCATCCAGCCGCTCGGCCTGCGACCACATTTGCAGTGCCGGGGCCAGTTCGGAGATCCCCCGCACATCTGTTGCGTCTTTGGGCTCAAACACATGAATGAACAATTGGCGCCCCTGCCGGTCTCTGGCAGGATAATCTACTGTCTTCTTGATACCATCAGAATTTTCTCGCACCCGATACTGGACCGGACGTCCGTTCTCATCATGAATCACGCCATGAAACAGGCTTTCATAAGTGACCGTATCCTGCACCAGTCGGTGTGGAGGGATCATGCAGATCTTTGTGCCGGACTCAATCCCGTATCGTCGGCGCTGCCCCGGTTTGAGATAATCAATATAACCGGTCGTCTCACCATAGGCCATGTACCAGCGCAGGCTGATATCAACCATCTGGTCAACGGTAAACTTGCCGCGCAAATCACACTCTGCCGGATTGTTTGACCACTCGCGCCAGCGTTTCTCAACCAGCTTGATAAATTCTGTCTGCTCGGTTGCACTATAGCCAAGCCGGGATAAATCCGGCTTGTATTGTAATTTCAACCCGGTCCCGACCGTATCAGCCAGCACCTGGTCAACAGCCCCTTTAAGACGGGCACTGTTCTGGATGAAATCCATTGCCAGTGAAGCTGCCCGGCTCCATGACCGGCGAATATCATCGCGGCTTTCGCGCAGAAACGTTACCCGCTGGCGAAGTGTGCCAGCTGCATTGTCCCGCAACCATCCGGCCCGCGGCCGTGACCGCGAAGGCATTACCGCTCTTGCCGGCAACAATACCCCGCCCTGGGACTTGGCATAATTATTTACCTTCGTCGCCATTGGGTTTTCCGTTTGATGCGTTTGAGTCTGCGTTCTTCTCGATCGCTAACAGCAACCGGTGCGACTTGTTTGGTCTCATTATCCGCGCTTTCTTTTGCTGGTTGTTTTCGTGATTTTCTGATCCGGCTACCACCGGGCGAAGTAAGTTTATTTGGCAGGGAAAGCCGCGCTGCCATACCATAGACAAAACAGTCCAGCGCCTCGTTGCGGGCATCTTCCTCTTTTGGAAACCAACGCCGCAGAGGCAGACTGGCCTGTAAAACCGTCACTGCTTTCTCTGCAGTCAACTGGTCAAAATAGTCAGCTGTCAAACCTTCAACAGGAAAATGGACAGCATAAGGAGTTGAAGTACCGTCCTGCGATGGTAGTAAAGCCAGCCTTGCCGCCAGTGAATCTTTCGCGGTATCAACGCCAACAATATAAACTTTGTCGCCTTTGTTTTTGGTTCGTGATGGTGTTTTGGGCCATATTAGTTTTGAACCTCGGGCATCGTTTCCCACACCTTTGGTTGCGTATATTCGTCTCCTCGACCTTGCCCGGCAAAATGCATGAACCATAGCGCCTCGATGGCCCTGGCTATCAATACAAGTTGCCTGAACCATCAAGCGGCGCCCATCAATGCATTCGACAGGCTCCTTCAGCAACTCGTCAAGCTTGTCCCAAACATCTTTTTTCGCAGTGTCTCCATGCAAGGCCTCATGCCGCAACACCCATATCTCTTCATCAATACCAAAACCGAGAAAGGTAATCTCAAGCCGATCATCTTGCGTATCAACACCGGCAACAACCAGCAACACATCCCCCGGGGCAGATAAATGTGTATAAGGCTCGCGACGTTCAGCCAAAGATTTTGGATCAATGACTTCAATTTTTTCACGCCAGACATCTGCCAGCGCCGTATTAAAAAACTTGCGGAGCTTTTCAGGGGCCTTCTGGGCTCCCAGCCACTCCTTGACCAGATCCGATAACCGGTGTCTGGTCGAATACAGTTTCGAAACGATGAACCCGGCATGGCCCTCATACCGGATAACTGTTTCACAATCCGGGCAAACCGATCTGCCCTTGTCGGTCCAGATAGAAGGTTGATGCTCCTTGCCACAACATTTGAACGGTTTGGTTTGACGCCAGCCATAATCAGACTTTGCAGGCAAATCGCGAAGCGCAGTCCGCCGATCCGCCTCAGACCAGCCAGCACCACAGTCCTCGCAATGATATCTCACCGTTTCCGGCAGGTGGTTCCCGTCGGCATCCTTTTCCCAAATGACCGTTTCTTTAGACCATTTTAAAACCTGTTCATGACCGCAATGAACACACTCAACAAAACAGCGACGCTGATCTGACAACAGATATTCCTGCCAGACCCGGGATGTTGCCTCTACCGTTGGCGAGCAAGCCCTGAGCTTTTTGCGGTTCCAGAAGGTTGAAGAGCGTTCTTCACCCAATGATAGAGGATCGCCCTCTGCCCCGGCTGATGCCGGATACTTGTCAATCTCGTCAGCCAGCACAATCCGTTTTGGCCTTGACGCCAGATCCACCGGTGAATTGGCGCCGACAAAATCCAGAGTACCACCCGGATATTCCTTGTGGGTAATCGTTACCCCGCTGTCACGCGACTTAGAATCCGGTATCAACTGCCGCAAAGCCGGGGTTGATTCCCTTGTCGGTGCAAAGCGTTCCTTTGAAAAGTCCTCCGCCAGTTTCTGGGTCGGTTGAATAAACAGGACCGAAGCTGGATCCTGATGAATAAAATAAGCCGCGGTGTTCAGCAGCCATTCGGTTTTCATGATCTGGGTGCCGGCCACCACCGTGATGGTATCGGTATCCAGTTCGGTCACTGCCATATAAGGACCGATCGCTACCGGAACCCGCCCGGTTTGCCATTGGCCCGGATTGGCACTGTTCTTTTTATTGACCTGTCGGTATTCGTCAGCCCATTCAACCAGATTTAGTTTTGGCGGCGGCTTTAGGCTCTCAAGCCTCGCCCTCCTCAATCTCGTTTTCAGAAACGTAGTCATCATCGGCTGAGAGTTCATACAAAATCTCCGAGACTTTTGACGCCAGCAATTCCTGAATTTCCGCGGTTGTCAGTCCCTCCATATCTGCTGCCACATCACCGGGCAAAGATAAAAACTTGGCACGGACATTGGCATATTCTTCAGCAACCTGGGCCCCGACTTCCTCGATCGGCACAAACTCGCGTGTCCTGATTGACAAATCCAGTTCAGCCA